AAGCTAGAACAAGCATGTACTCATACCATAAGAGATAAAGAAATATAAATAAATATACCAGAAGTGCTTGACGTAGTCATAAATACTCTATATAGTACTGAGTATCTACTGAGATAGGATAGAATGATATGATTAGATACTACTGAGAAATAGATATAGATATACCTGAGCTTCTACTGAGCTATACACCGAGTATACTCTAGGAACTATAGGAAGATATACTCTGATACCCTATATGGGGGAAGTTTCGTGGGATAGGTGGGAGATACCCTCTCGTAAATTCATAGTAAATTTTGGGTTTGAGTAATACTTGCTAGTTTCCTAGGACACATCTATACAGAGAACGAATCATACATATAGTAGCTTCAATATACTAACTCAACCCTGAGAACTTACTGAGAACTTACTGAGGGTAATCTTTTAATCCTATTCAGGCTCTTGTCTGTCTCTGTTGAAATCTTCGGGTAATAAGATCACATTGCTCTTAGCTTTATGCTTACGTCTGTGAGTATCACTGTTGTAATCCTCCATCTGCTCCATAAAGTTAGTAGCTCCTCTTATCGGATTAATCAGCAGCACACAGCTACAGAAGAAACCTGTGAAGAACAACAGAGGACATAGAACCAACCGTGTTACAACTAATCGGTATGTATCTAACATTGTCCTCTCCTGTATTAACCTCGGTTACTGGATTATATATAGCCCTAGTTACTTCCGTAAGGCCCGTAGACGCAAGATAGCATTTACTATATCCAATCCTACACGGACACCCTTGAGGGTCTTAGAGACCTTCTCCTGAGCTTTAGTAGGGTATTGCTCGTTAAGAGCTTCTGCTACACGTACTGCATTCTCAGCAGCTTTTACAGTAGCATCAGGGTCAATGTTCTTTACAACGACCTTAATCCGTTCTTTGTCTAATGGCATCTAATTTCTCCTGTGTTTCATTGTTGAGTTGCTTAGTGTATTCTAAGCGTTGTTTAAGGTTAGCCAATCTCTCGGCTAACACAAGTGCATCAATCATTTCCTACGACCTCCGAATCTACGGGTAGTAGCTGAACCCACACGACCTACCGGTGTAGCTGGCTTAGCATATCCCATAGGGTTCTTAATCCATTCTTGAGCTTCCTTTTCTCTACGAACCACAGCAGCCTTCTCGTCATCCCTAGCCAAGAACCCTGCAAGTACTTCCACCATACGTTGAATAGCATCAGCTCGGTCATCATGGACTAATGAACCACGATCATACGTAATGTTAGCCATTTGATAGAAAGCTGAGTACTGGTTACGTTTCTCCGATGGATGTTGTAAGCAGTATTCCCAATCCTCTTGAATAGCTTTAGCAGCTACCACAAGTTTATGACGACGGGTAATAGGTGAGATAGTATCAATGATACGTCGTTCCTTCTGAGTAGTAACGAAGTAATCCGTCACAGATAAGCCTGTAAGAGCCTTAGAGAACTCTATGTGGTTCATCCCTGCACTACGTAGCAGCTCAAGGAAATCGTCCTCCTGTGAGTCCCTATCGGCCTTTAAACGCAGCTTCTCAATCTGTGCTACGAATAACTGAGTTACCGTACCATGACCCATGTTACGTTCGATCTGTAAATCCTTAGTTCCTAATTCGATCATCTTCAATAGAACCTTGTTTAAGTTCTCCTCAGATGTACCCCCTCGGAAACCACCGGTACTTAACAGATAGATATAACTGTTCGTAGCACCACCACAAGCGAATGCTAGTTCATCCCCACCAGAAGCAGCAGGGTCAAGTATCATTACCTTGTGTTCAAACTTGACAGCCTTATCAGAACCTAAACCCCAATACATCCGACTATTTCCTATAGGTGGTGTGAGGTCTTTAAATGCTTTATCAGGACTAGCCATATACTGAACTGTCTCAGGTACTAACTCATGATCAACACCTAATACGATCATATCGTTTAGTTTGATCTTAGTACGTTGTTCATCTGACAATGTAGTATCAAGCATGTACTGTAATGCAAAGCCTTCATCACCATAGTCCAATTCCTTAGACTGTAGAATTTCTTCACTGATATGGTTAGGGTCAGTAGGTTGTCCACGTTGGCCAGTAATACCACCACCAGTCTGCAACTCAGGATTCTCCAATAACCGTTGCATAATCATCGGTGCAATCTGAGTACCTGCCCCATAGCGTTCCAATTCTTCATTAGTAGGGTAGCGACCAGTCCAGATACGTACATCAAAACCACGTTGAGGTAATGTACGGTAGACAGAGTCTTTAGTCTGTGGTGTACCCAAGTACATGATAGAACCTGTAATACAGATAGCCGAGAACTCTTTAGTAAGCAATGCTAATAGCTCACGAGCCGGTTGAGTCATAGAGTTAATCTGAGTCTCAATATCGTCGGCTAAGATGAAGTCAGCACGTTTACCAGCAAGACTGGCGGTAATTCCTACACAGTGTACTGAGGCTGATTTATCAATTCCTTTAAGATCACAGTGTACATCGTAGTTACTTGCACTGTTACGGTCTCCACGAGTAATGTCTGGACGTAACCAGCATAGTATATCCCACTGACTAATAATACGTACAATGAGCAATGCAATGTCACTAGCTTGCGCCCCACCAGCGGATACAATTAAGCATCGTGATGCTGGGTTCTGGATAAGTAACCATACGCAGTATAGTGCAGCCAGAGTAGATTTAGCTTGACCACGTTGAGCTTGTACCATCCGTAGCTTAGGGCCATGCTGCATATACTCAGCAATATCATCCTGAATTTCAGAAAGTTTAAAACCTAAATAGGCCATACCTAGTTCAGCGAAATCTCGGAACTCCTTGAACACTGAACCAAACATCAGGGATAACTCTACCCGATCATCTTTAGGGATTAGTTCCGGCCTATCATTATAAGCCTTGCACTGTTCCCGTAGTTTCTTTAAATACTGCAATGTAATCGGCTTGAGCATATCCCCTCCTAATTAGTTAAACAATCCTTGGTAGTTATCATCTTCCACAGCTTTGATAACCTCATTGACTCGGCTACGACGTTCCTCGGTCAGTTCAGATAGAGACTCTTTCAGAGCTTCCATGCCTTCTGCATCTGGTGTAGCAGTCACATCATTATTTTTTAAGAATGTAACAATTACGTTTTTGTCGGATGCAGCCAACGGGAAATCTCCCTGTACCGCATCTTGAATATCCTTGATGAACATTTCAGTAAGCAGCTCGTGTAGTACACATAAACGGCTTACTGCTGCACCTGTCTTACGAGCTGCCATATTACCTCCTTATCGACTACGTAGGGCCTTCTCAAACACTACAGCATACTCAGCGATTTTATCCGCTTTATCTGTACCATTGATAATCCTACGTGCATTCTTATAATCCTTCTTGAACATATTAATATAATCAGATAATTTCTTACCTGTAAACCAACCCTCGTGCATACCGAAGTACATAATATCCGCAGCAATCTTAGGGTCTAAAGCTAAGTCTGGTTGATCAATTAGATTGACGTTAAGGGCCTTAGCTGCTCGCTGGTAGTTATCTTCACCGGTAAGCTGTACATACCCACGTCCACGCCATAAGTACCCGTCTCCGTCCTTCTCAGGCGTATTACCGAGCATTGCAGCTAATCGACCAATATCATACTTATCGAAGTACTCTTTAGAACCACGCTCTACGATAGGTTGCATTGTACCAGCAGTTTCATGATATGCAGTAGCTAGCATGTACGCAGCTCTAGGGTAAGTTACCCCACGCTTATCACACATGGTCACAATGTCATTGCAACCATTAACGAAATCCTGAGTCAGCCTACCAAAGCGATTTCGCAATATTGCGAAGCCACCGTTAGTTAGAATCATCCGCTTTTCTCCCCGTAAACCGTTCCATTAAGAATCCAGCAGTACGCTTAGTGCCGAAGTATCCGACACTAGCACTTACTAGACCAATTGATATATTAGGGTCAAAACCCAATAATTTAGCAGCAGTAAGAATCACACCTGCAAAGACTCCGCAGAGCAGTGACTCAAACCACCGTGCATCACCTTCATCAGCAGTCTTTAGAATAGACACCGTGAAGGCAATACAAAATCCAATGATAGGTGTTTTACCACTTACCCATATTTCGGCACTAGCATAGACCAGAGCCTCATAGACCTGATCTATGATACCGTTCATGTTTTCTCCTTATGTTATCCGTTAGGATTTACACCTAACATATCAATCCAAGCATAACCATTCCACCATACAGGTTTACCGTTTGGTGAGAGTGTAGTATCCACGTACACAAAACCGATAGGGGGCGATACTGGTCGTTGGGCTGTTGGGCCAATATTCCTAAGCATAGTAGGGTTAGTACATGCAATTTGAATATTCTTAGTATCTACATTTAAGTAGAATTGGAAGTGTGCAGCACCAGTAAATCCGTTAAAACTCACGGTAGCACTACCATTCACTGTATATCCAGTTGGTGCAGTGAACGTAATATTACCTGTTGGACTACCATTAAATCCTGAACCGAATACAGTCAATTCTTGAGAGTCATAAGCAAGTTGCTTGTTGTATGCTGGAACAATGGTTGCAAACGGGATATTAATAGTATCTGACTTGATTACAGTATTACCATGTGGCTTATTAAAATCAATCTTCAAGCGTGGTGAAATCCTATTACCCGACTCCTTAGAAGGGTCAATCTCATAGGTAATCCCATTCACAATAAACCGTGAACCTGCCAGACCGCTATAACCTACAATACCTTCGCCCGAAACACCACGACCAAACCGTAGATTATCATTCTTACCTATTTCAAATGCGCTACAGTCTCCTAAATCACTACCGCCATACACCCAAGGGTTATCTGCGTATTGAAGGTACTGCCATGTATCACCTTCATAGTAAGTCTTCTTGGCATTGATACCGCCGACCAGACCAGAATTGTAATACACGAAACCACAAAACTCAGAAGTGACTTGTTGAATTGTCGGTGAATACATTGCTCGGTTACAGATAACACTACCGCACATAACACCAGAGATATTACCAAGAGTAATACTCGCAGAATCACTACCCACAATTTCCACAACACCACCATAAGCGTAAGTTAAAACACCGTTAGTGGGAGGTGATGGGATGTTAGGGCGAACTTTGATTACTTTGGTTTCTTTGTTTACATCAACAACCTGTGAAGCATAACCATTATACGTCACGATGGTTACAGCCTTGTCCCAATAAGGCGGTAGTGTGTCTACAGTTAAGAATGATACACCTTCAAGATTCCACGCATCTTGGTTGACGTGATTACTAACATTTGCAGTTAAGCGTTTACCGTAGGAGTAAATATCAGACGATACGCCACACCGACCTGCACGAACATAAGATAGCTCTGTAAACATAGAACCTTCATCACAACGTACAGCAAACAGGATAGCATCATTACAATGGAATTTAGGCATACCAATACCGCTATTAATATACTCGTTACCACCGTTTTTATTTTGTGACGAGATTACAGCACCATAAAGTACCCTATCATTTGCTGTAATCCGAATGAATCCTTTTAGGCCGGTATTAACACCATGAATTAGCATACCGTGAATGCCGTCAAACCCGATAGTCAGACTCGCATCAGCTTCAAAGGTTTTATCTACTCCAATACCGTCAGGCCCTACAACCCATTCAAACGGCTCGGTTAAGTAGAAGCTACCCTGAATCTTAGTACTGATCTGTAGGCACTCATCGTAACCAACCGACTTTAGGAACTGTACCATTTTCTTTAATGCCATAGAATCTATAGATGATGTAAGTGTAGTTGCAAATGGGTAAACTTCTTTGGCCAAAGCTAAAGTACTATACCGTTCTGATAGTGGATGGTATGTACCATCACCAGTAGCCCCAAAATCAAAAGGTGTAATTGTCTTACTAAGCTTTGTAGCAACACTTGTATTAATATCATCCTGACTCTTACCACTCGCGTCCAGAACCTTATCAGTACTGATACCACCGGCTACAAAGTCATTAACTGTCTCTACAGCTTGAGTAGCACTATCCGCAGCACTCTGAGCAGCCTCGGCAGCATGTTCAGCAACCTCTAACGCTGCATCCAAACCACCGACCACCGTTTGTACTTGCGTATCTAGACGATCAAATTGACGGCGTGTTTCGGCAGCAGTATCACGGGACTCTTGTTGCGAGTGTCGAATCTGCTCGAAGTTTTCATCCATTTGTTCAGCAGTCCATAATGCACCACTAGAAAACGTGTATACGTTTTTGTCGATGTTTGTCTCACGCATAATACGTACCACAGCACCAGCTAAAACAGTGGGTGTAAATCGCAGTGTATTACCGTTGACTAATTGTGTGGTATACCCTGCTTCCGCAGCAGGGACACCATCTACAGTGGAGTTGATACCGTCACGGTTCTCATAGAACTTAAACCCAATGTCAAAGTCTGACGTAGGTTGGGTCACATCTACTTCCGTGTATGATCGTTTTTCATTAATAGCCATAATTACTCCTCAAAAGCTAAAGCGACGGCATCAAGTACAATTGCAGAGTTAGCAATTGAGTTCTTCTTGAGTGTCATTAAGTCCGGCTCACCGGTACTCAGTTCTTTAATAAAGTTATAAGATTTACCTAATGGTGCAAGTGAAGTTACAGAACCCTGATCTACACCACCTAATAGCATTTCTAATGGGTAGTTCCATGAACCTAAAGCACTCATGGTACGTACTGTCATAGCTGCTAAATCCTCGTCAGGCTCTTTACCGTTACGGACATTAATTGCTGAACCTACCAACATAGCTGCTGGTATTTGAGCTACCATAAGTAATGCAAGTCCTGTTGCACCATCACGGTTTAATGTTCGACGTAGTACCTTCTGCTGCATAGCAAAGGCATAACGCATATAAGGGAATACAACCTTACCGGCAGTGCTATGCTCTAGGATACTAGGTACTTCACCTTTCTGGATAGTATATGCTAAGTTATCAGCCTCATGAAAGATTTTCTGTTCAATGCCTACTCTTACATGGTTAGCCCAGCTATCCACATTAGAACCATGCTTAGACCACTCGGTTTTAATACCGTCGATCAATTCATCAGACATTTGAAGTTTATCTTTTAAGTACTTCACATCACGTAATGAGCCAGTAGCAGCACCACGCAAAGCATCAGTATAGACACCCATAAGCATACCAATCTGGAATCGTTTAACGTACTCAGATAAGTTTAAGAAACGGGTACTCTGACCATAGTACTGTGCAGCCTCATGTACACCTTGACTAATACTATAGTTATCGGTATAATGAGTCATGAAGTTCTTCCAGCGAGAAGGTGCAATAAGTTTACCGGTCATAATATCCTCAAAGGTCTTAGCCTCAGATTTAGTAAATCCAGCCATACCTTTGATAGATGCTCTAATCCCTTTATAGACCTGTGTAAAGCTACGGACTACACCAGTTTTCCATACTTGCGTACCCACGTCAATCATACCATATAGACCTGAGTTAGCGAGTAACATCATGTCTGCAACGGCCTGTGCTGTCCGTAGAGCCTCTGGTGTTGCTTCCCCAATAGGACGACCTAATAAATCTTCACGAATGTTCTGGAAGAATTTACGGGCGCGTTGAGGGTCTGTACCTTCTGGTAGCTTGTCTAAGTACGAAGCTAGGAGGTTATCCAGTTCAGCCTCAGATTTAATACCGTATTGGGCCAATCCATTACGAGAAGCCATACGACGGGAGTACTCCTCAAGATTACCAAACGTACTGGAATCAGTTAAATCCTTCATACTGAATTGACCAGTCTTGGTACGGTAAACCATATTCCAATCCCAATCCAGACGCTTACGTAAGTTCTTAGGCGTACCTTGTGCATCCTTAGAGGCTTCAAACATACGAGCAGTCACAGCACTAGCATCGTCTTGAGTCATACCAGCACGAGTCAGTACATCATGAATCTGTTCTTTAGTCATACCGGTAGTCGTTACCTCAGACATATTACGAGCAGCGTCACGCTGAGTTTGTAAGAAGTGTTGGCCTACCTGCTTAACTGTCAACTTAAAGTTACCTTTAGGATTTAACAGTTCAGGATAGATACGGGTAATTTGCTTACCATAGAAGGTAGCCACATCATCCCAAGTACCTAACCCACGTCGTTCTACAGCATCCACAATACGGTCATAACTATGACGTACTGGTGTATACGTTGGACGACGTACAATAGCAGCAGCTCCCTCAGCGTCTAAGAAACCGACGTGCTTAGCATCATCAAGAATACGTACTGCAAAGTCCGAATCTATGTAAGTTCCCATAACTCGTTTTAAGCTAGGGTGTAGTTCAGACTGATTGATCATAGCCTTGATAGTATTCACGTCAGGAACTTTACCCGTAGCCTCTGCAATTTCTAGTACTTGTTGGTCTAACTTCTGCATAGCGTCTTGGAACTGTTCAAAGACTTGTTGTGTAGCACGACCATAAGAACCGTTATTACGGGTTAATGGATTAGATGCTACCTGTGTGATTTCTGGAATAGCATCAGCTAAGTCCTTCTCCACACCTGCCAGTCTCCATGAGTAGTTATTCAAGTAAGCAGCCTGAGCAGTGGCTACGTTATCCCCTTGGGAATGTACACCAGCCAGCAAACGATTTACAATAGTAGATTCATCACCACCAGTTAGATAATATAGCTTATCAGCCGAAGAACTAATCTCCGCTACCCAACCATGTTTCTTCATAACCTCAGCAGGGCTACCGATGTTAGTACTAATGGGAATACTGGTATCCTTTATAATTTCGTTTGTAAGGTTGTCTACGGACGCTTGAACATGTGCCGGTACTACTTCATCAGGAACTTCCTTAGCAGCTCGTACAGCGTTTAATTCAGCGTCTACAGCGTTATCCAAAGTAGTAACCTTGGTAGCACGTAGACCAGCACCTAGACCAAACATAAGCGAGTCTAAATACTGCTGGTCTTTAGTACGTGTACTGGTGTCCTCTAGTACTTCATTCACACCATACGCAGCACCAGCAGCTACAGCACCCTGAGCAGCACGTACACCTAATTGGGCCATACGCGAACCTTTAGCAGCCCAACCTAAGTAGGGTACAAATGCTAAGGGTAAGTCTACATCCACAATACTCGCAGCAATACCCGTAATAGGGTTATCAGCTAATGCTTTGTTTTGCTCACGACGTTTAACAATCCGTTGTGTACGGTTCTTCCAATCCTCATAGCTTACAGCCTTGTTTAAGTACTCGGCTTCAAATGCTTCTTGCATTCCCCAATCCTTGAAGAACCCATCAGTAAATTCATCGGGTTTAAAATTCTTGTCACGTGTGTAACGCATAGCATCCAGACCGGAGTTAAGCCAGTCTGAGCCAGTAGGTGCAAAACCAGCTTTGAGTGTTTCCCACTTTGTAGCCGGTGCTGCCTTTTCATCTGATTCTAATAATTGGTTTTCAGTTGTTAAATCTGTTTCATCAGGACGGGCTATAGGTCGAATACGATCTAAGCCCACACCTTTTGATGGATTACCTTCACCTATAGGGAGGTCAGGCTGCACCTCTGGTAACAACACTGAATCTCTAGCTTTACCTGTCGATAATGCAGCCATTAACTTTCTCCTTATACTAATCTACCTGTAGCCTTAAAGTGTTGCTCTAAAGCCCTACGATAGAATACGTTACGTTGGTGTTTTTCTCGTTGTGCAGCAGTGTCACCACCAGCAGCATAAACTCGCATTGATTTAAGGATACCTAAACCCTCTTGGTATGTTCTGGCGTTCATAGCCTTTTGAATCTGTGCAGCAGCTCCACCACCACCATGCCACCATACATCAGCTAATAACATCACAGATGCTTTAAACTGTTTAGGGTAGGCTTGTTGTGTTGGAATTGGTACACCTACATCACGTAGACGATTACCCATACCGTTGTAGTACTCAGTTAAGAACTCGCCCTGCACACGTAATACCTCTTGAGGATTACCAGCAGCAGCATCAAACCGAGCTTTCCATTTAGGGTGTTTATCCATACGGATACCGTGACCGTAGACATTACCACTACTTGAACCACCTACACCACGAACGAATTGTTCTTGTGATGCAAAAGATTCAAATACGTTAAAGTTACTAATCAACTGTTGAGCTAATTCAATATTACCATTGAACGGTGCAGCCACTGTAGCCGGTGTACGGACTACAGCATTACGACCACCAATGAGCTTTAATTGAACTTGTCCTAGACTTGCGTTACGGTTAATGGTAACAGGTTGCGCTCTACCACCAGATAAGGTGTTTCCGTACTTTTGCATATACGAACCGTAAGCTGTAGGACTAGGGCCAGTAACCAAGCCAGTACTATAAGTCTTAGTGTTTGCTTGCTGTTTACTTCCACGATTGCGGTACTCCTTCTCCATATCACTACGTAAGCGATTCATTGTAAGCTGTGCGCCTTGCATACCTGCAACACCAGATACGTTTACCAGTTGACCTTCTTTATTGTAGGCTTGAAAGTATAGAGAACTACCACTTTCATCAGAAGTCACTACAATGTCCTCTGGTCTGGTTTTCATATTAGCTGCAATCTGCTTACGGTACTTGTCTACTGTGATACCTAATAAGTCAGAGCTTAGCGGTGTACCATTCTCAGTTTTAAAGTTCCGCACTACATTAGCAGCGTCAGGAGTCAGTACTGTACTCGCATAGCCACTAGGAGACTTATGAAGCATCCCTAGGGCCTCCATATTAGCCATAAGCAGCTCTGGACTAGCAGTGGTAGTACTAGGTGCTAACTGGAACTTACCAGCCGTAGCAGCGACTACAATCGCATTTAGCTGCGAGTTCTTAACTTCATCTTTCTGCTTACTCCAAAACCCACCACCATGACCACGACCAAACCATTTATCTAGTTTAGCAGTTTCACCGGTAAAGTTCCCAATAGCTTTATCAATGTTGTTATAACGCACTTGCTGGTTTACAGGGTTACGTACAAGCTCCCTAGCGTCCGTCATACGGCCACCATTACGGAATAGCTGTTCTACTGCACCTCTGTACTCGTCAGGCACACCAGCGAGAAGCTGTGAAGCTCTAGCAGGGTTAGTCTGTTGGTAGTTCCGGTACATAGCACCCATCTGATTAAAAGCTATTTCACGGTTCTTATAGAACGGGTCTTTCTCAGCTTCGGCTTGAGTCATACCCATAAAGCCAGTAAACTGAGAACTAACGTACTCAGCACCTTTCTTAGCCATAGCTGGAACATCACTAGCACCAGAATAAGCATGATTGATCATCTTTAATCCAGCACCGACAATATCACCACCAGACTCTTTAAGGTACTTCTGTTCCCATAGAGAAACCCATTTATCCTCACCTTTACCTGTATCAGCAATGAAGTCTGTAACGTCACCATACTGATCAATCGTATTAACATCAACCTCAGCATTCATACGTTTATTCCATTCAGAACTATGGAAGTTCACAAGTTGCTTATGCAACGCTGTTTTCTTCTCAGTACTGATCTCTGGATTATCCCATATATCCTGTAGTTGATCATTAATATCATTGGAGTCAAATGGACGTTCACCTACTTCAACTGAACCGATGTAATCTGTAATACCACGCTCTACCATTTGATCATTGTACTTGGTAACATTGACTTGAATATCATCAGCCATTTTACGAATGTCTGTGACAGTATCAAGGCCCATATAACCTTTAGTGTACATCGTATCAACCATACCGCGTAACTTATTAACAATACGTGGTGCATCCGGTGATTCTGGATTAATCTGTTGTGCAATGAACTTAAATGTACCAGCTACCTCGTTGTTAGCAGCAGCACTAGCCTCTTTAAGAGTTAGTTCAGGGTCAGCAGCCATTTTAGCTTGGATAGAACGATTCACGTATGTATTGGTAAACAAGTCCAGTTGATCTGGTGTCATATCTACAGTAAGTAAATCGTTGGTGTAATTTGCATTCATGAGTAAAGTACTTTCATACTCTTTGTCGATAGCTACCTTACGCATGGTATCTGTAATCACTTTCTGATATACAGCATTTTCTTTAATCGTTTCGTTGTACAAGTTCTCTTTTAAGTCAGAGTCGAGATCACTATTATAAATAGCATCTACTGAATCCTTTAGATAAGCTTGACCAACATCAAATATCTTGTCGGGGTCAGCACCTTGCTGTGCCAGTTCTTGTACTTGAGTACTAAATGACTTCTTTTGCTGTGCTTGAATACTTACGATCTTCTGGTAGTTAGTACCTTGTTTATAGTACTTAGCATCCAGTATACCTAACTCCCGTTGGATACCGTTAAGCTGATCACTACGACCAAGAGCAATCAGTCGATCTGCATTCTCTTTCTGGTATTGATCTACAGCGTTTACAGCAGCAGGTAGAATATCACGCATAAAGGTACTCAGGCCAGTATCGTTAGGACGATCTATAGCTTGCAAATTCGATACTTGTGCATTTTGAATTTGTGGTAGTTCAACCATTGTAGGCATGATATTCACTCCTGTTATCCGAATAAAGCTCCAAAGCTAGGAATACCCGTAGCAGAGCCAGATTTACCAAACGAACCAAAGTCAGACAGTGAACCTAAGCCGGAAGCCGGTTGACCAGTCTGAACCTTTAATGTATTATTGGTTTTATATTTACTATATAGGTCTAAGCCAGATTTAAACACAGATGTTAAGTCTTGCTGTTGACCACCTATTTTACGTTGCAGTTGTGCAGTAGCAGCGTTTGTAATCTGATTAAGAGTAGTGTTCTGATTATCTACACCTATATCCCAATCAATCCAAACTTGACGCTTAGCCTGATTAGTCTGGAAATCTAGGGTCTGCTTTAGTGCATCCGCAGAACTACCGATAATATCAGCAGCCCCAAAGTTAGCATTAAAGTTCCCCATAGTTACCCTACGTTGATCACTATATGCATCCAGTGCTTGACTGGTACGTAAGTTCTCAATACCCCGTTGTCGTTGTAGGTCGAACATCTGCTGTGCAGCATTACGCACTACTTGGCTATTGAATGCCTTCAAGCGTTCCTTCTGCTCCTTAGCTTCAAAGATACCTAAGACACCACCAACCACACCACCAATCAGAGCACCGTATGGGCCAAACTGCGCGCCCATCTGTGCGCCCTGCATACCACCTTGCAAACCACCTGACAGGCTTGTACTCATTTATAACCTCCTATGCTTAGCCTTAATACGGACTAAATACGATGTACTAATTACGTTCAGGTCTGTAGTACTATCAGTCTGGATAATACACTCAGTAGAGCTTAGACGAGTCCTACACGGGAGTATAGCATCACTGACACTGTTTACCCATGTATAACCTAAATCAACCTCTGACCAAGTTAGTGCAGATGCCTCGCCATCATAGACTTCACCATATACATCCTGTACTGAGTACCGAAAACTGCCCGTATTCTTCAAAGTCATGCGTAAGCTGTTGATCGTAGTATCCATCCCAGCAATCACTTTACCTTGTTCATCTTTTAAGAATGGAGGTGTAAGCGTAAACTCGCTGGTGTATGGTAATCCAATATAAATACGCCCATTATAAGGACACTTAATTTTATTACCTACTACTTCAAACTGCACCATTTTGTGACGCATAGTTTGATGATCATATATAGCAGCTACGAACTCCTTATCAGCAGGGAAGTAACTTGGTATGTCTCCTTCACCGTTAGCAATATCGACGTACTGGTACATATCCAGAAACGGTACTGGTTTATTGTCTAACTGGTTAAGTTGGACGTTTAAAGTACCTACTACAACATCAGTCCCAACATCCATAAACAAGACTACAAACTCTTGGGTAAAGTGAATGTGTACAACATTATATGGTAGTACCCATTTATGGAAACTCATTAAGGCCCTATCATCACCAGACCAAATAAATTGGTTAATGAGAAGTTCCTGAGTATCCGATGAAAAGATAGCCATGTTGTTTGTTGTACTACCAGCGATACCGGTACATACGCCTTTAGCGTATAACGGTATGTGGTCTGTCAAGTTTTGGGAATAGTATTGGGCATCAGTGTAAGAGTTAGGGATAAACTCACCGACCTGATAATACTCAGTACCACGCTGGTAAGCATAGTACAGGCTACGCGATAACACACTTGGCTCAGCAGCTAGGCTTAGCTCAACTTTAGTACTTGGATAAATAACCGCATTCTTGGGTGTTAGTACGGTACTATTGGCCGGTATAACTGCTTGCTGATTCTGAGCAATTAATACTAAGTCCTTATTGTAAGGAATAGCATATTCAAACTGTGCAGAACTTAGCGAAGCAGAACTAACCTCAATAGCATCATCGTCTAGTAGCTCAGTCACACTTGTACGCATGAACTGATTAAACTCTGTAGTACGACTCATATTAACATACGAACCGCTAAGAAGAACTAAACGAGATTGGTAAGCACCGATACCAGTGATACCATAACCAACAAATTTAGGTAACGGGTTATTATCATCATCCCCAGCTAATCTAGCAGCTAAATCAAGATTCCCTGTTTTAACTGTGCTACCGTCCATATACCAGTAAATAGGCATATTAGTGATAGTATAGTTTGCTTCCCAAATACCACTCTCTTTCCATGTACGTGTCTCTGCATTATACTGGAAGTACGCACTGTTACCAGTAGTACCTACAGCAATAATATACCCATCTAATACACTAGGTAGTGTACCTAACAGGTCTGCTTTAGCAGCCACCCTAGATGCACCAGAAGTAGCTATGTAAGAGAAACCTGCACCAGATTCAATAACCAACGTACTGTTAGTCACACCAGCTTTACCAGTGAATGCTACAGTAGCACCTTCCAAGGTTAAGTCAAACCGTGTACTAATCTCTGTATCCGCTTTGATGGTTGCATGCAGCCATGAAGCGACATACTCTGGTGATGCTTTAGCTGCCTCATTATCTGAGGTAGTAATAGTATAACTCTTATTAATCGAACCAGTCTTTACAGTCACGGTATACGCTTTACTAAACTGACCAGTACGTACAGAGAAATAACCTGTAGTTGCTGGATTAAGGGCCGGTGTAGTTCCAGTAGTAACCTTGGTAGGCACTTTATCAGTATTAAGGATAAAGCAGTTATCACGAGACACGGTACTGCGAATACTCGCTTTACCGACTGCTTTTAAATAATCATTCTGGTATGTCTTAATTAACGTACCATCAAACTTATATACATACAGTGTACCAGATACCACATCTACGGCCATGATGAATAATTCACCACCTAACTCGACAACACGAATATAAGCAGTATGATTCAACCCAGCTAACTTAGCATGGTACTTTACCCCACCACGTCTACGCAGACCAGTTACAGCATCAGATAGCATATTGATCTGAGAACCTAACTGCCCATCTTCACGTTCTTGTGGAGTCTGTTGAGATACACCTTGAAGAAATGATTTATACGTCCCCTCATAGATATTACTTGTGTTAGTACGGGCCATACTACCTCCTAGCGACGCATAAAGCGGAATGCTCGTGAACGTCTATATAATGCGTCAGAACTATTCCATTTACGTTTCCGTAGATTCTCCTGAGATAGTTTAATCCGGTTATTCTCTGCTTTAAAACTCAAGTCCTGTGATGTATTATCTACACCAAAGTCAGAGACATAAATTTCAGCACCGGCTTGATAAGCTACGTAGTGCTGTGCATATAACGGTAAACGATCATAAGGAATATCTTTAATTAATTTTACTTTAACTGGTTTTGTGAAGTAACGAGTATCTTGTTCGAGATTAAATAAACGTTCCCCATCTATCTCAACATCATAATCTTGACCATACACAGCTAGAGTTCCAGTAGGCACATCAATAGTACCATCTGTATTCACTTCTAACGTCCGTACAGCCTCGTTAAACCATAACCCTTCCCCTAGTAGCTCTTTACGCTTACGATCAATAGCAGCGACTATAAGCTGTACTGTAGGGTGTTTATTTCCTTCTACACGAGTAATTGTGTGTTCGCCTAAATACGGTAGAATAGTATTAACGGCTTCCAATAGTGTCATAACTATCCTCCTCTGTTAGACTGATTTACTTTAAGATATAGTCATCCAGAAATCCTACGCCAGAACGGGCCTAACTATATCTTAAAGTAAACCCTGTTAAGAGTTTACCTTGGGTTTATTCAGCAGTTTCATCAGCTTTAGCTTTAGTTTTAGAACCTGTCTTAGCTGGCTCTTTAACTTCTATTTCCTTAGCTTCTTCAACTGGTTTACCTTGATTCTGTAGCAACTGTGCCACAAGATTAGTCAGATCAGCAACCTGCTTAGCTAGATCAGCATTACCTTGCTCAACTGCTTGTTGAACCTTTTCCTCGGTTACTGCTTTCGGCTTGTTATTCCCAAAAGCAGAACTATAAACTGTTTCGCCTAGTTTGGCCATACTGTGTCTCCTTAAACGACAGAAGGCCCACAGAATTAACTATGGGCCTGTATTATTATGGGGTTGATGGTACTGCTTCGGTGATACGAACAACACCTACGGTATCAGGACGGCGTAGGTCTACGGTGAACATAGAGTAGCAGTCAAGTACTTTGCTCATAGAGCGGTCATCATACCAAGGGTGAACAGTCCACTCCTGAGCGGTTACAGTAACCAGAGACTGTGTTTTAGAGAACACAATCATACGGCCTTTAACCTCATTAGCGGTCACATCAAACGCATTACCGTTCTCTACAGTAGACAGACCATGACCCACGATAGGCTCGGTTGGGAATGCAGTAGACTCAATAATTGGTAAGCCGTTAAGCATTACCAGACGACGGCCAGCGAAGTCACCATTATCCGCTACATAATCTTTGTTGATTAGTTTCGGATGGTTCATTAACGTAGAGAACAGTTCTACATCTACCAGAGTTACCAAGGTATTTAGTGGAACACGTTTCTTAGCTAAGTGGTCACGAATCTGACTATGTGCAATAAGCAATGCTTCGGCGTTACCTTCGAGCTGATCTTTAGTCAGAGCAGCACCAGCACCAGCTTTAGCAATAGTCACATCAACGTGGAAACCGTCAGAGAATGCACCATTCTCTTTAAGGTGTGCAGGGGCAACCCATTCAGGAGCTTTCTGTAGACGGATGATATGTGCCTGATCATACTCAATACCAAAAGTGATACCGTTGTTACGGCCCATTTCAGTCCAGAAGTCAGGTGAAGTCCAGTCGTCCATAATGTCCACAGGTTCACGGATATACAGCATTGCCTCTACAACGATGTTCAGTTTATCAGACTTCACACGTTGATCGTCAATGTTCTCACCGGACTTACGGTACAATGGCTTAGCAGCACCAAAGCGGTCAATACGAATCTGGTTAGATCGGTTAGCTACAGAACGCTGGGTACTCAACGCTTTGAAAATCTGAGTGTACCCGAACACAGTGTCCACAGTACCTTCATAAATTTCTAAGTGTTGATCAATGTTAGACTCATTACCGCCCCAATGGAAACGGGTACGTTCGTCTGCAAAATAAGTAGTATCACTCATATAATTTCTCCTTAATTAGACGAATTATCGTCCCTGTTGTTTTCCAATTTGGCGTAAGCGTAACAGCTCAGCAGTTTCTAGTTTTGCCTGTTTGTTACTATATAGATTATTACCGTACTTACGGTCTAACTCACCCCATTTAGCTTTAAATTCTTCGGATGATAAACCAACCCCACCGGATTGACCACCATTACCTTGAATCAGATTACCTTGTTGACTATTGACTAGCCCACGTTCTTTTGAGTAATTTGTGATGTACTGGATTGCCTCTGCAATCTTACCAGACTCCTCAAGATGCTTAGCATAGTACTTAGCAGCTTCGTCGGCCTTAGTGTTAAATACGCCCACAGTTTCTCGCCAAGCTGCTTCTGAACCAGCAACCTGCTTGATTAAATTCTCTGTTTGAGTTTTCACATTAGCAGCATGTGTATAAGCAGCACGGGCAATAGCGATTGCCTGAGCAGCTTGATCAGGTTTTAACCCAGCAGTTAACTTGGCCACATCAATTAAATCAGCATTACCGTACTGGATAGCATTACTAATTGACTCCGCAAATAAGTCCTCTGTAATACCAGTAGTCTTGGTCAGGATGTTAATAGATACATCTAACGCCGAGTCTCCTGAGAAGTCCTCCGGCTTAAATTGAGACGTATCTTGTTTATCCTCTTGCTTAGTCTCAACTGTCTTAGCCGGCTCTTGGTGAGCTGCTGGTGGCTGATTTTGAGGCTGTCCAAATTGACCGAACTGGTTAGTCTGCGGTTGGGTGTTATACTGCTGTTGGTATGGATTTTGGTTAGGCTGCTGGTTAGCATAAAACTGTTGCTGGCCACCTTGAGGATACCCATAAGGATTTGACGGTACACCGCCTTGACCTTGGTTGCCTTGATCACCATTAGGGGCTTGTTGGCCCTGATTACCCTGCTGATTGTTTTGACCACCTTGGTTATTAAAATCACTCATTCAAAAACTCCTGTTATATTTGACCAGTCTGACTAAGTAGTGCAGCCTGTGTAGAATCTAATTGGTTACTGCCTAGACCTGCTAGTTGTTGTTGTGAACCTTGCATCATAGCTTGTTGCTGTTGTGCCTGTAACTGTGCTTGCTCACGTTCTGCATTAGCTCGTAATTCATCCTCAGTATATGTAATGTCCGCTACGTCAATACCGTTAGAATATAGAATCTTGTCTACAATCTTAGCGATATTAAATCGTTTGTCCACTTGAGCAAATACCTGAACTACTGTTGCAACTTCATTGGCTGCAATAATAAGAGCTTGGTTTTCAGAACTACGCGATAGTGCCTGTAGACCAGTCAAGATATTTAATTCAATTTCTTGCTTGTCAATAGCGAGTAATATATCACTACGAACTTCATAGAGTAGTAGATAGGCTAATGGTAAGTGCATAGACTGTGATAGTTGTGAGTACACACCACCTAACACTTGCTCTGCTTCCTCGGCGTTACGTGCAATCTCATAAGCTGTGACACGTTCCCCATCACGGGTATTACCTGTATACATGAAAGCCACGTTAAGTCTGGCTTCTACTGCTTCCAGATCGGCTCTGATTTCGCTGATCTTCTGGTAATTACCAACTTCGTATGGAGTGACAGCTTCTTTTTGACCTTGCACCCAAGCACCGTTACGGCCCTCTACAGCAGCATCAATATCAAACCCACCTTGAGGATTATATACATTAAGTACTCGTACAGCTTGTAGTTCGTACTCTGTTAATCCTTGTGCCAGTTCTGATAGCTTAGCAAAGTCCCCAGCATATTCCTCAACATAACCACGTCCGTAAGCATCACCGTTTACGTAGCTCCATGTGACAGGAACATAAGGACATAACTTGTCTCGATAGATAACATAGTTTGGTAAACGCTTACCGTCAATCTCTTGGGTTACTTTCCAAGTGATTACGCCTTTAATATCACGTTTACGTACACGAGTATATAAATCGACATTCTCATTACCGTCCCGTTCATTCAGCAAAGCCTGTACTTCTACAGGTAGTTCACTAAACAGCTTAGGTTCTCGAATAATAATATCCTGAACCTCACCAACGTTATTTCGTTTGAGTACATAGTTCTTTAAGCTATGAACCCGTAATCTTGCATCCTGACGAACTAAAAGGCACTCACCTGTAATAATCAATAATCGGAGTGCCTGAACAAGTTGAGCGTATGATGCGTGGAAAAATAACCTACGACACGCTTCGTTTTCAATCTCGATTAAATTCGCGATTCCTTTCTTGTCCAGAAGGTTCTTTAATTCCTTGTTTGGTTCAATACGGAAAAAGGATGAACTTACGGGGAACAACGTACTCGCTAGACGTGATGCCAAGCGATTAACTAGAATAGCACCTACACTCTGGTAATCATGCTCAATCTCAGCGTTCCCATTGTCCTTCGTAAAATCACCCGTAGGGAATACAGAGGGCAATGTCCAAAGTGCATACATTTCTAGCCGTGTTTTTAAAGCATCATCTGTATATGTGTCATACAATGATCTAATTGTACTAGATAAATCTAATACCTTGGACGTTGCCATACTACCTCCTTAACCTATACCGTAAGCATCGTGCATAGTATCTCCTACAACACTAGACCTAGGTTACTATAACCACCAGCCTGTCGTTTCTTACGCCTATTATCCGAGCCTGTAAATGTATCTGTACCGGCCTCCTCAAATTTAGCGACATTATTCTGTTCATTTGCTTGCTGTAGTTTCTGCTGTTCTTGCATACGCTTTAGCTGTGCTTCGTATGGATTACCTAAATCTTTTTCATCCATATCAACCAGACCTAAACTTGCAACTTTAACAAAACCTCCCAGAGCTTTTTTAAGCCATCCCATTGTTACCTCTCTTGCTACGTTCTATAGCTAGCTTGATTTCGTGAATTACTTGACGTTGACCTAGCCGTATATATAACGTGTTAGGGTCACTAGGGACAGCAGTATTTTCAAAGAATATACCATCCAAGTAATCCAGTTGTTCTTGAGTGAACAATGGTACATTTCGTTTCTCAGTAGAGTTCATGGTATCTCCTCTTATACGCTTGCAGTCTAATATAATACTCTATAATATTACTATAGTAAATACATAGTATATTCTATTTATATTATATCATTCCTTATCATCTCCCCTTAAACGCTTGCAGTCTAAGAAAAGCTATATTTTACAACGACAAAAGCCCACCTAGAATATAGATGGGCAATGGTTATTTCCGACGGTAGTTATGTGCATCTTTGATAACGACTACAAGCAGTAACGGTATAGCTATGATAGGGCCAAGTACAATAAGTATAGGGTTGATTACCCTCTCGATACCTTTCCACTGTTTACTCTCCTCCCATATTAGACTATAATAGGTATTTCGGTCAAAGTATAATTTAATGAAGTCTACATAAGGTTTAGCGGAGTCTCTGAGCAGTGACCAATAAGTGATATAGCATACATAGATAAACGCAATCAGTAAAATTATAGTAAACATAACAGCTCCTTAGCAAAACATAAAACGTGCATCTTTGATAACAGCAAGGTCAAAGTTACCTTGCACTGGTGGTTCGTATTCCTCTAAGTCAACATTGTTAAACTCTAGGAACTGTTCAATTTTGAACTCGGTGTACATAGTAATAAACGTACTACGTAGCGATTTATGTAGATCGTCCACTGTACTTGGATGTGTAGCGAATGAATCATGAATAGGTAGCACCTGACCGCCAAAGTCTGATACTGTCATACATAAATGTGCTGAATCCATTGAGTGTACAAAGTTAGGTACGATACCATTCGCAGCAATACGAGTATCATACTTGTTGTTGTTATACTTCATGTACACGGAGTTCACACCCATAGACTTAATATGTACATGCTTAATAACAGAACCTTCGGCCCAATTCACTACAGGTACACCTACTGGACTTACCCAACGCATAGAATCTGACTTATGCTTACGTACAATCATCTGCATATATTTCATCATCTTAGCTGACTCTGGTACTGTTTCATCAACACCTTGACGTAGAGCTTGACCTACTGGCTTAGCTAGTTTATTCAAGGAATATGCAACCTTGCCGTCTACCTTAATATCATCCAATCCAGACTCATACATATCCAGTGCAATACTGTCAATTGTACTAAGTAGTGTTGAACCATATACAAAAGTCATTACAGGCTTCTTAGCCATACCACGAGTAATAGCCTGATCTTTCCAATAGTCTTTAATAGCTGGTGCATCTGCTAGTTCCATTTTATAACCTTCTGCTACCTTTGCAACTTGCATATAAATATCAGACTTCTGCTCTGCACCATTATCAATTAAGTTCGTGTAGTAAGCACCTACTGTATCTCTTGTAAGCGCACTAAGATGTTGAAGTCCTGAACAAGTTGCGTCCATAGCAACGGGGACATGACATACGTAGGTATTGGGGTTCGGTAGTAGTAATGCTTCTTGTAAAGCCAAACCTGCTTGTAGAAGTGTAAATGCTGTGTCGGGTTCTGGGGCATCCACATCAAGGGGGTTATTGATAAAATTTTGGATAAGTGGCCAGTTGTCATCTGTCCATTTTGCTTTGATTTCTGCGTCATGTTTGTCATACCCACAACAGTTAGCTACATGGACTTTCAACCAGAATAGCCCACGTTCACCTAATGGTTTACCCTCAGCAAACTCTACACAGCCTTTAACTGCGTCAGAAGATTGAGGATTTAAATTACTACGGAAATATAACCGACCACGCCAGTCAATAAACGTAGGGAAATATAACCGTTCTTCGTCTTGGTATCTAGCCAGCTCATTAATCTTACTTAGAATACCATGCTGACGCCCTTCACGTTTAGCTTCACGACTATCCCATTCAGCCATAAGAGATTTCCAGAACTTAAACTGTTCAAGTTCTTCTTCTGTAGCCTCTGCCTTTAACCAACCTTCCGGTAAAGGAAATACAGGTTTAGGTTCTGCTTGATAACTCGGTAATCCTAGGATACCAACACGCATAGCTACTGCTTGTCTAAGTACCGCTAGAACGCTCTTATTTACTCTGTAAGGCACGTTCTGTGCTTTGTTCATAGCATTGCGTACCGGTTGAGCTTCTGTTGCTCCTAGGCCCTCTATGACCCATTCCTTGTGTTCCCGTTTAATAAACCGAATACCACACATAGGTGCATTATGTCTAAACCACTCAGTCATATACCCACCGTCGTATTGACTATTCCAAGGCATAGGAGGTAGTAACATCGGTGGATATTTAATTAATGCTCGTGCAGCTCCCTGAACTTCTTGGAAGTGCTTAGCCAATTCATCAGAAGGTTTAATATAATAAGAGCCTTCACCCACGTTACCGGTGAATGAAGTCCATTTAAATAAGCCTGTAGCTTCGTAGATTACTGTGCATAATAATCTGGCTGTATGTACGCGCTCCTCAGCAGTCCATTGCTCCCAATCTAAGCCTAACGCTTTAGCACCGGCCAAAAATGTACGGTAACGGTGGCTTACTGCCTTAGTACCGGAAGAATCTAAATACTGTACTGTGCGCTCCGTATAAGCGTTATTAAGCTGTGTAAGGTATACCAACATGGATTCCGATTCAATTACCTTGCCTACCTTACGGAGTACGTCTTGCATAGGTACTGGCTCTGGTACTGCACAGGAGTTAATGACCTCCCGTAGTGCAGCCATAACCAGAATCTCAGGGTCAGCGATTTTAAGTAGTTTACGGTACTTACCACCCACACCACGCACAGGTACTTTCAGAAACTCCTTAAATGCTTCTACAGCTAGTTCAAAAGATTTAGCTAGTAGTATACGTCCAGAACCAACATCAGTGGCTCTACCCTGCTTAAATGCATCTAGTACCTGCTTTTGACCAGCAGCAATACTAGCATTACTATATTCTTCTTCAAGTTCGAGTTGACGTTGGTATAAATCAGACATTGAGTTAATTAACCTCTTGCTAAAATTTGTGGTACAAGTTTAGATAGCTTATGTTTTAAGCTAACCATATCAGAATCATTATAGATAACTGCATCTACATATAGGTGAGGTTCATCACACATATTGAGTTCAGCAGCATACACCTCAGAAGCATGTAACTGCCCTTGTGGTACAGGGTTACGTAGGATTAAGATATTATAATCACAACGCTCATTATCAAAACGTACATCAGGTACTAAGTAATTACCTTCCTTAGATTGCACATTACGCACCCATATTAGATCATCAATACAACGGCCAATACTACCTAGTACCTGCTGGAATGTACGTGGTGAAATCCAAGTCAGACTGTCCAGTTGACTAACACAACACCGTGTATATAGATCAAACTGCTCAGGATTCAGACCTAACTTGAGCTGTACATAATCTGTAGCATCTATGATCTTGTCAGCTAGTGCTGGTGTAACAAACACTGGTACTTCCTTGACCTCCCGATCATCGAAAGTATCCCCAAACACTTGACGGGTAGCTTCCTTTAGTAGACCTGCATACCGTTCAATCCGATAGTTGTGACCCTGATCTAACAGGGCCTCTTGTAATAACAACGCTGCTGTATCTTTACCAGCACCAGCCAACCCAATAAAACCTACCTTCACAGTATATCCTCCACAGTCACAACTTGCATCCCTAATAATGTATACCCAGAAACTAACTCCTTACAAGTTGATAGATACCTCATTAGTGAATGTACATCTAAATAACCATCATGAGTTATAGTTATAGTACCGTGCTGGATTTCCGTTGTTTCGGGGTGTCGCATAAATAAGCAATATGTATACTCCTTCATACAGTAATCTCCCTTGAACATATATAGCACTTAAACATCCAATAACCCGTATACAGCAGTTTACGCTTACCTTGTTCGGTACGGATGTACTGCCCACTATGCCAACAATAATCCATCAACCTATCACAGCAGCTCAGTAAGGGCCTAAACTTACTACCCATATCATACTCCTGACGCTTTATTCACTATGGATATTACAAGTGCTACCACACCGTAAAAGCTCAACACTGTTATTACTGAGAATATTACAGTATCTTTATACTCACGACTAACACACGCACCTAGAGCTATCATAAAGGATACCACCAGAGTTATAATTAATATAAACAGTCCGGTCAACATACACATAAACCAAGCTACCATAAGACTCTCCTATAACTTACACAATTTATTATACAGCTCTTGCATGTGTGTCAATGATACTGGTTTAACCAGTCCAAACCCATCAGCACACTCGTACAGCATTACACAACCTCGGAAATGGTGATTACCTTGTACGCCCTTATAACCTTCATCATGAGAGTAACATGCACCAATGATTACACCGATCTGAGCTTTCCCTGATAATGGTAAGTACCGTAGACAATGATCTAGTACTTGCTGGTGGCCCATAACAAATGATTCACCTACGTTCTTCAAACGAGTCATAACTGTACCGCCAAGTGGCTTACCTGTCATACCGTTCTGTACAAAGTGAACAAAGTTGATTCCACAAATATTAACCGGTGTTAAGAATGGGTATACTTCCCAACCATATTGACTAAAGGCCAATTTATCACTACCGATCAAACCTTCAAACTCAGGGTTCTCATTAACATACCGATCTATACGTTCCTCATGATTCCCTAGGGTTACTACCTTACGTGGGTTATAGTTCGGTACAGCTCGAATATGGGCCTCTAGGATAGATAAGCCAGCATCGCCAGCAGCAATGTCCTCAGATACCCTACGACCTTCTGCTTTAAGCTGGCCCTTATCATAAGAAGACAGTGAGGCCATATCGTAATGATCACCGATATGTACGATAATATCTGGCTTCTTGACAGAGATATAATGGCCTACCCAACGTAAGTAATCTAAGTCAATACCTTGTTTACACTGAGTATCACCAATAACGAATATTGTAGGTTTACGATTACCTTCAAAGTCAGCAGCCGTATAATGGTGGGCCAGCTTTTGAATGTTATCACGGATTGTTCGATCAGAAATCCCAAGTTCTGCTGCAATCTCACAACTGTTCATACCTTGGAAATGTAGTCGTAGTGCTGCTTGTTTCCAAGGTTTAAGATTAGACAGTACTGGTTTACGTTTAGACATTAAATTAATTCTCCGCTTTGTTTGCTTTAACTTTGGCCCGTGCCATACGTGCAGCTTTGTTTCGTTTGAGCCTAGCAGCTACTAACTTTTCTTCCGGTGTTTTATGCGAGGGGTATATAAACTCTGTAGGGTTAGTCTCACACCATTTATAGTAATCTAACAAACCCTGTAACCACGCTCTAACATCCGCTAGATCACGGCTCTTAGCTCCCCACGATGCAGCAGCATTAAGTACCTTACCTTCACCAGCATTACAGCTACGATGTAGCACACCTCGAATAGTACCTTCCGTATGGCAATGATCTACCGCATAATCAGAATCCCTACCCATCTTTGTAAAGTCAATTGGCTTGCCACAGATAAGACACTTATCGCCTTGCATGTGGTATAGCTTAACTGCTAAGGGCCGTAATTGACCCCGTGTTACCTTCCTAGCCATTAGACAAGTACTCCATCACGATTAAGTAATACATCTACCTTAGACCAGTTAAAGTGTGGGTAAATAAGTTTAAACCGTTGAATACGGTCTGCTAGGCGTAGGGTATGTCCTTGACAATCTCGTTTAGGATTCACAATTACACTCACTACATGATTATCAAACTCTATGTAGTCGTTAACCATACCCTTAGTTGGATGTACGTACCATTGATTAATATTTAAATCAAACTGGTCTACCAGACTCTTAATGGTTGGATAACAGTTTGAGTTATACGCAATAAGATTTACCTTACCGCTACGCCAATCAGCTAAGAACCCATCACTATCACTATAAGACCGTTCATGTGAATAGCGGAACTCCTCGTCACATAGCGGTACTCGGTTAAGTACCTCATGTACATCATTCTCTAATCTACTTAACCCATCTACACCATCAACTAATACGGCTATGTCTACATCTTGAGTCGTACCACCTAACGCTGCAACCCGTAAAGCCCCACCTACTATACTAACCGCATAACCTAGTCGCTCCAATACTTTAACAGTTAACTCTGCGTTACATAAATTATGTTCCCACTCCTTAATTGTCATCTGTGTGGATAGGTCTGCCGCTGGACGGGTAAGATATGAAGCAGTTGTATTTAATTCATTAAAGGTATTCATTAGGCTGTTCCTCTGTATG